TTTTTAAGTTCTAGGTTGAGAGCTTGCACCTCTTCGTTAAGACGATCTATTTCTTTTTTTAATACCAAGATCTTCTCTTCATACATCTCGCAAACAATCTCAACTGTTAATGGTGTATCAATCATATTAGTTCTCTATTTTTTTAATTGATACGATACATCCACGAGGGATAACGACTGCATCCCCAACATCAAAATCATCTGAGTTTTCGTTGATGCTATATGTAGCAAAGGTTTTTACCCAATCTTTATTCTCATCATAAAGATAACCAATGGTTGTGCATTTAGCTGGAATTAATTTATCAAATTCATCTAAACTACTCCATGCGTTATCGCATGATTGTATATCCAACCACTCAACAATTACTTTGTCATAGTTTATGTGTTTCATACCAAGCCTCATAAAAATTGTTTGGAGTAATGTTTGTAAGTTTAGTTATTTGTTTCATAAACTTTGGATGAGGAATACGCTGACAGTTTTTCCACCTCAACAAAGTAACTGTGGGATTAGTTCCTTTTAATCCTAATAGTTTTGCCATATCTTTATTAGATAATTTCTTATCTTCTTGATATTGCGTTAGTTTGTGCTTCATTTTTTCTTACCTTTCTTTCTGTTTCCTTGCCAATCAAATGCTCTATGATAAGCAGCTAATAGTTTTCTTATTTGTTTATCAAATTTAGTTTTCATTTTTACCTTTCTGTTTTAATTTGCTTATATAAACTTATTGGTTAATGTCAAATATTATTATTGACATAAAGGTTATTATAAATATTATGCTCGGAAACAATGAGAGGTATATATGGTTATTGATTTAACAAAGAATAATAGTATCTCATCTATTAAAAATATAGATGAGGATTTAGCATTAAGTTATTATAAGAAACTTAATCTGGACCACAGTTCACCATCACAAGAAGCATTATCAGATTCAGATTGGCTAGTTAGATATTGCCACTTCACACAAGAAGATCGTAGATTAATGAACATCAGTTATCGTATGACTGCTGGTGTATCCATTGGTAGAGCATCACAAAGATTTGTATCTAAGTATATGTTTGATGCTGAGAAGAAAATTCTAAATGAGAAAAAAGATTTAGATACTATCATCAAAGAAGAATTAGATGAGTACAGCAAGTATCAAGCTCACAATGAAGAAGATAAAATACAACATGAAGATACTAAAAACTATTTAACAGACATGATCCGCATTACAGTGAAAGCGGTACAAGACATTGGTTTAGGAGATGAGTCAGCCAGCGAAAGATATTGCTCACATAAATTTAAAGATATTGTTTTGCCAAAGATCGGAAGAATAGATTACGAAGATAATAAAAATAAATTTATAGAACTTAAAACTAAACATAGATCTAAAAGAAAGTCAGATACTAAAGCAGGTTTTAGTTGGATCAAAGGATACTTACCTAAGACTCCTGATGTTAATCATTTAAAGCAGTGTGCTTTCTATTGGTACGCTACAAAAAAAACTCCTCACTTGCTTTATGTAAATCAAGATAGTTATAATGTGTTTACACCTGACACTTGCGAACTGCTAACTCCTGAGTACATGGAATTTTTAGTTCAACAAGATTTAGTCAAAGCTAAAGTTCGCCAGAACCTGATATACATCACAAAGGGAAATCCATTTGACATGGCGAAGATTATTCCACCACCAGACTTTTCAGGTTTTATGTGGAAAGATATTCAAGAAGAGTATGTTAGAAAAGCTGCATCACTTTGGGACAATGTGTAGAAATATGGATATAAATTATTACCACAAACAACACGAAAAGATTAGACAACAATTTAGGCATGATGCTATAATGCGTGAAATAAAAAAACGAGAGGATAAATTATTTAGAGATATGTTTATTAAAACAGTTTTAGTTTTAATAATATTTGTTCTTATAATTTATGTAATCAGCGAATGAAAATTATACTGACAATCATTCTTATGAATGGCAATGCACATTCATTTGAATCTAATATAGATAGAATTGATCCTCGTTTGTGTGATGCTTTATTTAATAAGCATACATACGTACACACAAGTAGGTTCAGTACAGCAAGAAACAAGACAGGGATATACTATAAATCAAAAGAGGTATTTGCCTACACTTGTAATTATAAAACAACATAGAGGAAACAATGAAAGAAAAAATAAAACAAGTTAATGATTTGTGTGCAGCACATGGCACATACATTAATCAGCATGGTAAGAAAACAGTATCAGCTTGGTCAAAGATTAAATACTTTAGAGAAGTATTTGGAACTGAGTTTGGTATTAACTGTAGGATCGTTGAGCATTCAGATAGATATGTAATTATGAAATGCGAGATCCTTGGTTATGATCCTGAAAGAATTGTTGCAAGTGGATACTCTAAACAGTTTAGAGATAAACCTGGTTATCTTGAGATAGCCGAAACATTTGCAATCACACGAGCTTTATCGTTCATGGGACTTTGCTTGGAAGATTTAACAAGTAAAGAAGAGTATGAGGAATTAGATATTCCAGTACAACCTATGAATACTAAAGACACAACGTCAGCCAATAATAGATATGATGTTGATGTAGTTAATGAACTGATTAAAAAAGTTTCATTTGCACCGCATACAGCTAAACTAGATTTTCTGTGGCGTGCTAATAAGGATCTTTTAAATCAGATAAAAATAAAAGATCAATCCACTTACAATTCTATCTTGCAAAGATTTAATAGTAAGCGTGATGAGATCACAACTCAAAATGAGGTATAGATGAACGACCAACCAAAGAGCAAGATATATTTAAATCTTGTTCCTAACTTAAATAAAAAACCAGGCGACAATCAACCAGTATTTGTTGCACCTAATTCTCCAAAAGCTCCTGAGGGAAAAAATTGGAAGATGAACGTGAACATAAATAATGAATGGTATGATTATGCTGCGTTTGATGGGACTGACATTGAAGGTAATCCAACAGGTGGATACACTGTCATCCTAACTAAGAAAGAAGCACAAGCAACACAAAACAAACAACCTGGATTTAAAGCTGGTGGATTTCAAAAGAAACCATTTACAAGCAATAAGTCTTTCGGTAATAGACAATACTAATAATAGGTAATACTATTATTCATTCTACCCTTGGGGTTTTACCTCGGCTGTTCTCAGCCACCCTTTCGTTGTTTCCCTGAGGGTAGAGTAAAAAACAGAAAAGGATTAACATGATTAACAAAGACGATTTTATTTCTATTGAAGAAAACATACAGAAGAAAATTATAAAAGAACGCCAAGAAGATTATGGTGATTATGAGGAAAACTTTGCATTACTTGCTGAGATGTTTTCCATTATATTATTTGATAAGATTAGAGTGGCACTAACCCCAGAAGATGTGGGTCATATAATGATGGGATTAAAACTATATCGTTGCACCAAGAAATTTAAGGCTGATAGCTATGATGATCTTGCGATCTACTGCAAGATGACTAAGAATCTAAGGCACAAGGGTATTGCCAAAAAGGATAAATAATGGTAAAAGTTATTCGTAATAAAAACTGTGAGTGTTCTTTTGTTTATTCAGAAGAATTTGATAGTGCTGAAATCGCATCAGATCCAGCTGCCAAAGGTGTAGTGATTGATGTTAAGATTAAAACTATTAAAACAGTTTTTACAACGATTAAACAGAAGGATGATTTAGTTGGACAAACTAAAGATTCGTCTGCAAAAGATGAGAGATCTGCAGGAGCTTAGACATAGGAAAGCTATTGAGTTCTTTCATAAGTATCAAAAAAATCTTAGTGATTCTAAGAGATTGATATTTAAAATTGAGCAGACAAAAGAAAAGATAATGGCATAAACATTATCTAATTAAAAAAAACAACAACAGGTTGCAAACAACCAGAGGGAGAGTCATGACACCAAAAGAAATGTATAAGGAAATTAAGCTAAGATATTCCTTTAATAGTTTTTCAAATCTAACAGACAGAGAAAGAAAGATTTATCGTACAGGATTTAGAACTGGATATAAATTAGCACGACAATTTTTTAAAAATAATATTAGATACAAGCAAACAGTTGTTAAAGAAGTTGTTAAGTATGTAACGATTAATGATGTTGTTGTACCTGAGAATGTTAAAGAGATATTAACAATCATTGCCAATCAACTTGGTGTAAATGTAAATGATATAACTGCTAAGACTAGAATACAACAAGCAGTAATTGCACGATCAATTCTTATAAATGTTTTAAGAGATAAATATGCTATGCCATTTACTAAGATTGGAGTTATCTTAGGCAATCGTGATCACACTACAATGATCCATCATGTTAGAATGAAAATGAATAAGGAACATTTCTGGCAGCCAGATCATATTATCTGGAATAGATATGATTACGTTATGAAAACTGTTAAGTAATTACTTTTTGAAACCTGATAATAAACTTTTATAAGCCTTTTTAGAAATAGTTGATTCTGATTTAGATCTGCTAATACCTTTTTTCTTACGCTGATTGATATTGTAATATAAACCCTTGCGAGCCATCTTACCTTCTTTTGTTTCGTGATACTTAGATTCTTTTCTTTCGTTTTCCATTATCGTGCCATTAGTGATTTGCCTTTTTTCTTTACACCTTTGATTGTACCTTTATTTTCAGATGCGTAAAAAACAGCTTTACCTTTTTCTTTACCATATTCTTTTTGCATTGCTGCAAGAATCTTTTTACCTTTAACATTTAATGGCATTACATTTCTCCTTGGTATTTATGTTTACACTTTTGTTTCTTTAAGTACTCAATGTACATATTCATACGTTTATCATTTTCTGTATTATTGACAAGTGCTTGTTTTTCTTTGGTACGTACATTATTAAAGTAAATCTCATAGCAACTATGCTCTAAACTATGACAGAAGTTTAATCGTTCTGCATTGATAACCCATCCACCCTCATTACTCATGTGTTCTTTACCACAGATATGGCAGAACCCACATGATTTAAGTATTAGTTTTTTTTTAGCCAAGACTAACTCTTCTTGTGCCTAGCTGCAAAAGCTCTGGCTTCTTCTTTATTAGAAAATCCCCAAGCCTTTAAGGCTAGTTTAAGACGTGTTGGTTTGCCTGACTTAGATAATAAAGATCCTTTCATGCCACCAAATCTCGCAGCAAAGGAAACTCGTCTTGGGTTCACACCAGATTTAACAGGAGCTTTTAAATTAGATCCTTCAGTACGTTTAAAGTAAGCACGACCAGCAGCGTTTAAACCACCACTAGGATTTTGATACATTTTTTTAACCATTATAATTTCTCTCTAAAAGGGTTGTAGTCATCCTCATTTATCTTAAAGCATTTACACTGATTTAGTAAAGCACAAAATCCTTTTCTTAACCAAAAAATACATTTGACATTTAGCATAAACTATACTCTCCCCTGACCAGCATATTTTTTATATGTCTTGTGTTTATTAACTCTCTTTGTATGCCTACCTTTTCTTTTCTTAGGTGGCTTTCTTATATGTTTATTCTCAAGATTTTTTCTTGCCATTCTTTTTAATCTTTACCTTTGCTTTAACACCTTGCTGTGCAAGTAATGTAGGTTTCTTTTTAGAATAAGATTGTGCAAACATTGTAGTTATTTGATCACTCATTTTTTAAATATATCTAGTGTTGGTTTTAATCCATAGATCGCACCGAAGATACCTACGATTAACCATTGATACCATGATGGGAACTTACCAAAGTAATCAAAGAATAAATCTA